CTCTTACGCAAAAAAACGGGTGTATATGCAAGATTCGTGCCAAACGCATGATATAATTAGTAATAAAGAGGCGGAATTGAGTACGGAAGCAGAGATTAAGGAAGTGTTTGAGGCGGAGATAGCAGGTAAGACGAGGCAAATCTTACAGAAAAGCGGGATAGAGGCGTTTTTCGGGGATTGCCGGATAAGTAACATTTTCCCCGGGATGGACGAGTTGAAACCTGTGGAATCGGAGGAAGAGGATGGCTGAAGGAGTGAAATTCGGGTTGACATTCGGGATGCAGTTTACCCCGCAAAGCATATCGCTATTAATGGCCGCGGGGGCGATTATCTACTGTATGGTTAAGTATACGAGGGCAAGATTAGGTAAGTGAAGGAAATAACCATCATAGACCTTAATGATGTAGATGAGCCGTTTAATCCCGGAATAATCATTACGTATTTCGGCGGGGAAATCGAGAGTATTGAGTACACGCCGGAATTTGAGGAATTAGATCGAGAGACAAGAGACGAAATAATAAATGCGGTTTTTGAAGAGGAAGAGGCTCCCTGTGCGGGAGAGTGGGTACAAATTGACCACTGATAGGATTGCCGAGGCGGAAAGGCACGGTCAAAAGGAAGGCGTGAAACGACGATGCCTGTAAAGAAGTGTAAAGGCGGATGGAAGATAGGTAACGGAAAAGCGGTTTACAAGACGAAAGCGTCAGCGGAAAGAGCGTACCGGGCATACCGGGCGAAGAAACATGGTAAAAGGGGTAAGCGATAATTTTGTCTAACCAATTAGACTTTGGGGGTAAGTTTTGGCGATAAGCCTTAAGAAGCGAAAATCAGCAAGTAAAGAGGATATTGACGGTTATCTCGGCGGGTTATCTGTAGACCTTAAACGTGAGTGTACTGACGGGAAAACCGTTGAGAAGAAATTAGCGCATTATACCGGCGAATTATTAGCGATAGAGAAGCTGAATCACGAGCCGTATATCAAGAAGATGAAAGACCGGGAGAGGCGGTATCTCGGTAAACTCCCGGATAAGAGTTATCCGCATCCGAATTGTGCGAATATGTCAGTCCCGATTACGCAGTCGGCGGCGGATACGATATTCGTCAGGATGTACGATGCGTTACTCGGCGGGGAAAAGAAGCCGTGGATATTTCGGGCGACACATCCGGATACCGCGGGGATAGACCGGGAATTAGAGGACGCTATTGACCATTACCAGCGATACAAGATGCGGTTTAAGGAAAAGATAGTAGACCCCCTGTTGCAGTCGGTTAAAACGGGGTCAGGCGTAGCTATGCTTCGTCCCCGGGATGATAAGCGGACGGTGTACCGGCGGGCGACCCCCGAGGAAATTAAAGATAAAAACATTAAGACATACAAGACAAAGGACGGGGTTAAGGTTGTTAAGGTTGTAGAGACCTCATACACCGGGCCGGATATCTTCCCTGTCCCGAGGGAAGATTTTATTTTCAATTGGGATGCAACCTCTATTCAGGATGCGGACATGGTTGGATTCCGCATGTGGAAGCGGAAACATGAGTTAGAGAAGAAAGCCCGTCAGGGGTTTTATGATTCTGATAAAGTCAATCGGCTGTTAGTGCCGGATGAGTATGATGACATTAAAGAGTTCCGGGCGAAGATGCAGGACAGGGACGCGGAGGACAGCGTAACGGATAATCAGGGACGCTTTGAGGTTTGGGAATTATGGCTGGACTTCGATGTCGATGATGACGGCGAGGAAGATGCGATAGTTGTTACGTATAATCCGGCGACAAACACGATACTCCGCTGTATCTATAACCCGATGTTTAAGAAGTTTAAGCCGTTTATCCTTTTCGGGGCATATCCCCGGGAATACTCGATGGATGGTATCGGGGTATGCGAGACGCTTGAACAGATCCAAAAGATTGCGGATGCCTTACAAAACCAGATGATAGACAGGCTCACGGAGTTGAATGCCCCGGTGGCGTTTTTAAGCCGAGATTCTGATTTAGCGGCGCAGTTAGCGAATAAGACACTGACTCCGGGGCGGGTGTATTTAACGGACAGCACGGATTTAGAGAACGATATTCGTGAGTTCAGGTTTTCAGATACGACGTTCAGTGTTAAGGATGAGATAAATCAGTTAATGGGCATGTCTCACCGGGCGATAGGTATTGCCCCGGAGAATATGGGGCAGACTACGGCGAACCGTCCGGTGTTCAAGGAAGCGGCGGCGAGGTTAGAGGAAGCGAACCGGAAGTTTAAGTTCATGATTGACATTTACCGCAACCGGATAGCGGAGGCGGGGTACATGATGCTTGAGATGTTCGCACAGTATCAGCCGACGTATACGTACCGGGTGAGTAAGGGCGGGGAAAAGCCGCAGATTGAGACTCGGACAGTGGATTTTCCCTTTAAACTTATTCGGGACGGTTTTGACATACAGATGGAAGCCTCGTCAGAGGTAGTAAATCAGGATGTCCGGCGGGAAATGAATATGGCGATTTACTCGCTGTTATCGGATTACATGACAAAAAACGCCGGTATGGTACAGGCGATACTTAATCCGCAGATGCCTGAACCTATGCGGAAGTTCCTGATTTCTTCGTATCAGGCGGGGATGAAAGTCATTAAGCGGATATTACAGGATTTCGACATAGCGGATGTCGACAGCTTAGTCGTAGGGATAGATGAGGTATTACAGGATATGGAACAGATGAGGCAGGCACAGCCGCCTATGCCTCCGCCGGGGGCACAGCCTCCGATGCAGGCTGAAGGAGCACCCGTACGTGTACAGTGACGCAGAAAGAAAGCGGTTAATCGCCGAATACAGGGATATTATCGGCACTAAGTTTTGGAGTTTATTAATAGCGACGTTAGAGAAAAGGCGAAGAGAGGCGTCGAGAAAACTTGAGAAAGTATCAAGCCTTGATGACCTTAAACAAATACAGGGCAAAATACAAGCCCTTGACGAATTGTATCTCGCAGAAAAGGGGATACTTAACACACTAAAGTTGGATAACGGCGAGAGCCGCCCGACACAGGAGGATTAATGTCAGAGCAAAAGGGACAACCTACTCCGGAACCTGAAGAACAGCAACAGGCACCGGAAGGCCCCGAACAGCAACCAGGGGGGGCGCAGCCTGAAGGCGACGTTCCCGACAAGTACAAAGGGAAAAGTCCCGAGGAAATTGACCAAATCAAGCGGGATAGTATTGCCCAAACTGAAAAGTTACAGTCTGAAATCGGAAAACTCTCCTCACAGAGGAAAGAGTTGGAAGAGCAGCTGAACTCATTTCAGCAGAACATGGCGTACTACCAGCAGATGATGCAGCAGGGTCAGTATCCCGGGCCTCAGCAAGGAATGGGACAACCGCCCCAACCGGGGCAGGCCTCAGCACAGCCTAATCAAGAGAAGTTTAATCTGGATTGGGAGGACTTGCCGGGTTCAATCGAGCGGATTGTCGACGGGAAAATTAACCAGACAGTCAGTCAGTACCAAGAGCAGCAGAAGCAGTCGAATTACCAGCGGTCAACGCAGACGTTCAATCAGATGACGGCGAATAAGGAGTTCATGAAGAACAATCCCGAATTATTCAAGGGGATTGAAAATGAAGTGGTGCAGGCTGTAGGTAACGCGTTTCACGGCAGGGCGCAGGCGGGCGAAGATGTATCGTCAGCGTTAAGCGACCCGAACACATGGGAGACGGTGGCGAGGTTTCTGAAAGTCCAGAAAGGCGACTTTACGGGGCTTATGCCGGAGAAGAATAACGCACCCATGCAGGCCGGAGAGACGGAGACCCCGAGGGCAAACCGCAACGAAGGTGAGACGATGGATATTCCCCCGCATGTAGTAGCGGAGTGGCGGCGGGAGTACCCGGATATCACAGAATCAGAGATTAGGAAAATCATGAAGGATGTCGAGAAGGGCAATATGGGTAACGGCGAGTTTAGGTTTGGAGGCTGACAATGGATATGAGAGACATACGAATTTACGATTTAAACAGGTCAAGGGTAGACGAGGATGGGAGTAACAAGAAGAAGGGACAGGTTAAATTCAAACCCAACGGTGCCGTGGAACTCAAAAAGTCCGATTACAGGGATGAAGCGATACGCCCGAGACACGTAATTAAGTGGAACAGATCAGTCCCGTCCGCTATTCAGGATTGGGAGATTAAGTTCGGTGCGGAATTTGTGACACCCCAAGACCCCTATTATCCCGTAGGCCCGGGAGTCGAGTTCAGGGAGGGTAAGTTTTTTTACCGTGAGATGGTTTTAATGAAACTGCCCCTTGAGCGGTACTTGAAGGAAATGAAAGAGAACCGGAAGCGCAGTAACATCGACCTACAGTACAAGGAGAAGCAGTTTAAGAAGCAGATGGAAGGTATGGGCATGGGGTTAAAAGAGGACGACCTGTATGGCTCGATATAGGCATCTTTCGCCATATTAGGAGGAAGATTAGATGGCGACAAGAGGGTTTGCGAACCGAGACGGTTGTGCCCCCGAGAATGTGGTGGTTCTTCCCGAGCACGCTACCCCCGGAAGTTTCGAGGTAGGCGACTTGGTGAAAATCGGCACGAACGGAAAGGTGCAGATTGTTTCGAGTGACCAGAACATCTACGGTATTGCTCTCGATAAATATACCGGAACAGAGAATACGGATATCCATGTCGAGAAGATTGATACCTCACACACTTATGTAGCCCAGGCGGATACGACTACTGCCGTAACAAATCAGGGTTCTGATTATGGGCTGAATATTGGGACAGCGGGGAGTATGAGTGTTGACCTAGGCGACGAGTCAACCACTTCTGTTTTTGTAGAGAAGTTAGACCCCCGGGATGAGACGGGTACTTCAGGCGGACGGCTTCAGGTGAAGTTTCTATCTGCGGTGCTTGACAGCAATACCCCGTAACGGAGGATAAAAGATGGGACAAGTTTTTAGGACAAGTTGGGATACCACCTCCGCTGACGTTACCTTTAAGGCGGGGTATATCAAGAAAACTTTCGATAATACCGCACGGAAGGTATACACCGAGGCGAGTGACTTATTCAAGATGATTAAGACCGATGAAAAATATACGGATTACTTCCGTATGGCTGGACTCGGGTCTATGTCAGAAATCGGGGAAGGACAGACTATTCCGATTTCCACGCCCGTTATTGATGATACCTTGCGGTTTACGCAGGCCGAGTATGGGCTTGGTTTCCGTGTGACTTGGATGATGAAAAAGACCAATAAGATGGATTTGGTCAAGAAGGCAACTTCATCTTTGAGTAAGCGGATGAAGGAAGATAAGGACATCGAGGTGTTTAAGATGTGGAATAACGCCACCTCAACCACTTACGCTTCAGGCTATGATGGTTATGCGTTGGCGCATAATACCCACACGACTCTTGACCCGGATGGTCAGACTTATGACAACTATCTGAATAGCGCCTTATCTGTCAGCACGCTGGAAACAGCGCTGAATTACTTTGCCGCCGTGTACGATGACAGGGGTTATCAGTACCCCGTCATCCCGAGTAAGCTGGTTGTAAACTACCAGAATTGGGTGACGGCTAATGAAATCCTGAAATCGGACGGCAAAGCTCACGAGTTATCCAATACGGCTAACATCGTCAGCAGTGAGTGGGATTTAAAACCGTACAAATCCATCCGCATCACTTCAAGTACGGCGTGGTTTTTAACTGCTTCGCCGAGCGAGGAAGATTATGGGCCTCGAGTGATTACATTGGGTGAACCTGACCTTATCATCAAGGATGCTCCCGATACTTCTCGGGATACCGTCGTGACAAGTCATCAGTCGTTTGCTTATGGGTTTGATGACCCGAGGCTCATTTATGTGGGTGACACTTAAGAATTAGTTTGACAGGGGCGGTTTAGGCCGCCCCTTCTACCTCCTTATGGCGGAGGTGGCAACAGGAGGAACAATGGCTTTAACAACGACCCAAGCGAATATGGTGCTTGGGAATAGAGACAATGCCCGACAGATGACCTTCGGGATACCTGCCGGGCCGGACGGGGAAGACCCCGGCCTTTTAGTGTTAGAAGGAGTTAATGCCGCCGGAGACACGTACAATCGTTTGTATCTTTGGGCGGATTCTTCTAATAATTTACGGTACAATACGTCAAAACCTACCGATGAAGATGCGGATGGGTATGCGCTGGATAACACAACTATCGGGGCGGCAGCTAATAAGCAGTTAGATAACTTAGCTTCCGTTGCGATACCTTGCGACTTAGCGTCTGATACCGACAGTACAGACAATCTCGGGACTTCAAGTATTTACTGGAAGTACAGCTACATCGACAGGATGTACGTAAACAGCACCGCTTACATTGACGGTGCCGTTGCTGGAGAGATAGCCCTTATCGGAAACGTTGACATTGGCGTCAGCGGGACAGGTAAGGACATGAATATCTTTGGTGATAATTACGATTTCATGTGGGACGCTTCGGCGGACACTTTATACGCTAAAGATAACGCTGTATTAGCCATCGGTACGGGCGGTGACGTTACTATTAAACATGACGGTACAGACACGCACATCGACGGCGGGTCGGCAAATAACGTCCTGAAGTTTGGGGACGGGACAACTCTTGACCTGTACTTTTGCGGTGCGAATGACGACATCCTTTTTGATGCCTCGGCAGATAAAATGATGCTGCAAGATACCTTCCTGTTAGGGTTTGGTACGGGCGCATCGACAAACGGTGATATTACCTTTGCTTATGACGGTTCAGGCAATCACCTCGATATTAATCAGGTGGCAGCCGGGACGGGTGATATCCAGATTGGTGTAGACGGTAAGGGAATTGACGTTAAGTATTTTGCCGAAACCGCAAGCGACTATATGCTGTGGGATCAGGATGGCGCTTCTAATGTCGGCGCGTTGACTTTTGTGGACTCGGCTATCGTATTTGATTCGACTAACGTGGATTACACGTTGCAGGCGACTACTGATGCCTTGTCTTTAATCGCGACTGACCATGCTTCGGCGGAGTTGACTTTCGGCTCTACCGGGACAAACGGCATGGACGTTGTTTTTCAGGGGCAGGCTTCGGGTGACCACGTGAAGTTTGATGCCGGGGCTGGCACTTGGACGTATACCGATATTAACACCACTTATACCGGAGCGGACTCAAGCGGTACGCTTTTGGCTATCACCGGAATAGACACGACTGGAAATTCAGATACCGTAACCATCGACCATAGTGGCTCTGGCAATGCTCTTTACATTGATTTGAATGAAGCGGATTCACAGGGTATTACGGTTGAGCCTTATACGAACTCAACTGTAGCTGCTGTCGAGATTGACGGTGATGCCGCAGGGTGGAAAGGTGCGGATAACGTCGGGATGCTTCACTTGCGGAACGACGTGGCTCATGCCCATGCGGGAGCTTCTATGCTGTATGTCGATTATTCGGCACAGCCTGTTGCTTCAGCAGAGGGTTTTTTGGCACGGTTTGTGTCTACGGGGACAGCGAGAACAAATGCTACAGCCGTTGAGATTGAAGTCCCGGCGACACAGCCTGCGTTTGCCGCTAACGGTATTGTGTCTATAACTGGTCAGGATAATCCCGGTGCGGCTTTAGTCCAGATAACTGGGATTGATACGACTGGCAATACTGACACGATGACGATTGACCATAGCGGTTCAGGGAACGCCTTGTATATTGACCAGAACGAGGCGGACTCACAGGCAATCACAACTGAACCGTTCACCAACTCTACCGTTGCTTCTATTGAAGTGGATGGAGATACAGCCGGATGGCTTGGTGCTGACGGCGTTGGTATGGTTCACCTGAAGAACGACATTGCACTTGGTCATGCTAATGCTTCTATGCTGTTGATTGATAAATCAGCGGCTATTGCGGAAGTGAATAGTGCGGCTGGTTCGTGTTTACGTATCGTTGAGAACATGAACGCGGCGGCTTCCGGTACGGCGTATGCGGCTTACATTAGCTCTACGAATAACGAAGCATTACACGTGGATTCTGGAATCGTGAAAATCGACGAGTATATTCAGTCGCGCGGATATCAGATGACGAACACAGCTATCACTGCTAACGATGCTGGCGACGGAACGGCTATCATACCTGACGGCGGTGGATTTTACACGGTTGATGCTGATAGCGACGCTGATCATATCGTTACGCTTCCCACTCCAACACCGGGCACGGTTGTCTGGTTGCAGATGGACGGTACGGGTTGTGAATTAAGAAGCGACACTCCTGCGAGCGTTGCGATTAACGGCGGCTCTGGTGCGAATGCGGAAACAGCGATGGATGCGAATAAGACTTACCGGGCTATCTGTACTTCTTCGACAACTTGGGTTGTGACGGAATTTAATACTGATGGTACTGAGGCTAAGGCTGATGCCGCGTCGGCGTAAGACTAAATAGAAAGGAGAATTGGATTTGAAGGACAAGCTAAAAGCAAAGCAGGATGAAGTTAAGTCGAGTTTCGACAAATTGGAGAGTCAGAAGAAACAACTGACAGACCAAAGAGCCGAGCTTGATAGACGCTTATCCGCTATTGCTTCCGAGCAGGTAAGGCTTCAAGGGGCATACAAAGCGTATAGCGACCTACTTGAAGAAGGTAAGGACGATAAGAAAAAGAAGGACAAGTAGATGGCAGGGGGGCGGGAAATACCCGCCCCTTCCTGTCTAATCGGTTAGACACGGAGGAAGGAAAATGATGACGAAAGAAAGATTGCAGGAAATGAAGAAGGATATAGAAGAGCGGTTTAGGAAGCTGCAGGATGACCGGAAAGAGTTAGAGAGAAAGGTTGTGGCGGTGGCGCAGGACATGCATCGGGTGCAGGGCGAATACAAGATGGTTGAGGATATGCTTAAGGAATTTAATTCAAAGAAATGAATGTAAACGAACTTCGTACGGCGTGGGAGATAAAGATTGACGGTAAAGACATTGAGGCGAGATGTAAGCGTATTCCGCTGTGTTATTACTGTAGCCTGCCGGAAAACGGCGGGGAAAAGGTAAAGCTGCGGGGGTGGTCTATAAATCCGCAGAATTTTGAGCTAATTCCAAACAGCGGGGATAAGAACGCTTATGCGTTAGATACAGTCGTGCGGTGTCCTGTTTGCGGGTCATGCGAGATTTTCGGGATAGCGTTGAGTAAGGAAGAATATGACAAGATGATGGGGATTATTCATGGACAGTTGGCAGGAAAGAATTAGGCGGTTTTGGAAGCAAAAGAAGTGGTCGAGGACACATGACCTGTCGGCGTATAAGCCGAATTTTAAGATGCTTTGCCGTTTTTGCAAAGATAATGATGGCGAGAGAGTGGAGATGATTTTTCGGTATTGTATGTTATTTCACCCCGGCGATAAGGCGGGGAAGATAATGTATAGCTTCGATGGTGCGGGGGCGCAAATAGCGTTTAAGTGTCCTCGGTGTGGATACCATACTCGGTTTAATATCCCGGACAAAGATGAGTACATAGAGAAAATTTACGACATGAGGGTTGAGCGAGGGTATAAATCATTGTGGTATCCGACTCCCGATCAATGGAGTGAGGATAAGTATCTGAAGCGACAGCTTGAAGGATTAGGTTATATCGGCGGATGAAACGTACTGAATCGGATGGTTACAAGGATAACCGGAATGACAAGTGGTATGACTGTTACTCTTGCGGGCCTGCCCGGAAGCGGGTTGAGATGCAGTTTGTATCCGGAAGTGTCGAGCCTACGGATGGGGAGACCTTGACGGGGGCTACGAGCGGAGACACCGGGGTAGTTGACAGTGTTGAGTTAGTGTCGGGGACGTATGCCGGTGGTGATGCCGCGGGGTGGATAGAGTTAAAGACTTACACCGGCGCGGATATGGATGAGTACCGGGCGTTTCAGGCGGACGAGAGTATAAACGGGAGTACCGGGGGTGACGGGATGCTGACTGTAGCGCAGTACCAGCCGTCGGTGAAGATAACCGGGCGGAAGTACCGGGAAAGCGATACGGTGGTTTACAAGGGCAGGCGTTACTGCCGGGCGCATTTTAATTCGTTTATACGTAAAGATAGATTAGACGAAATACGATTACAAGGATTACACGAAAGGGACAGAAACAGATGAAATTAGAAATGCCGAAGGATGATGTAAACGGAAATACTTTTTTCGTTGAGTATGATGATTTTGTGGATAAGGTTGGTTCGATTTATGTGAGCGAGAAGCACGGCGAGGGGTCTCGGATTGCGACGATAGTCGAGGCGAGCAGTGAAGATGGGTTTTACAAAATCGGGGACAGGATTTTACTGAATTGGTATGCCGGGAAGCGGATAGACTTGCCCGGGAAGAAGCTGTACGGGAGGGAGATAATTCCTGACCGTCACCGTGTAGTTTTTGAGAGCGAGGTAATCGCTCGGGTAATAGAGGAGGATTAGATGGCGAATGCCTATAGGTCAGCGACGAATTTATGGGAGGTGGATTCGCCGGGTAAGTTATCGGCGGATGCCGCGAATTTAGGCGGACGGGTAACGATTGAGCGGATAATTTACATACCGTCCGTGGCAGATGACGATTTAGTCTTTGAGGACGGTACGGCGAATGAGAATGCGATTGTACTCAAAGCGGGTGCGAGTGATGCCTCTCCGATACATTTAGACTTTTCTCCAAGGGGAAGGAAAGTACGTGATTTGGAATGCCTTCTTAT